AGTGTGACGAGGTTGGTCGTCACTTCGTATGGGTCTTTGCCTTCTTCTGTCACCTTAAGGTGCAGTTTCATCTTGTCTCGCTTTCGTGTCGGACCGGTGCGCGGTCAGATTATGCTGGGGTAACGTCAGTTGAGTAAACGCCGCCGTTGAATGTAACGCTAATTGTTCCAAGAGCACCGAGCGAGTTAACAACTGGCAACGTGGCCAAGAATGTTCCGGTAAGGGTCATCTTTGGATTGGTTGCAGATTCTGCACCAGTAGCTGGTTGAACGATGACGGTCGTGCTTGTGCCGACTAGGGCATTTAAACTGGCCCAAGTTTCTGAGGCGGCAAAACTGGCATAGAAATCAAGTGTGATTGAACTTGAGCCGAGGCCTGCAACGTATTTGCGAGCGGTGTCTCCGAATGCGGTTGCTTCGAGCTGATCAACGTTGATGTTGACGGTTGCGCCTGTGCATTGGTCGCTGAGGTCAACGCTATTCACGGTTACGACTGGGTTTGAGAGATAGGTGCTAGTTGCCATGGTTACTCCTTGGATGCTTTCTTAGGTTTAGTTTTAGCAGGTTTTTCTGCTTCTGTGGTTGATACTTCTACGATGAAACCACCTGCCAAAAGTGCGTCAACGTTTATGCCGTCTTTTGGCGTGTACGGTTCACCGATCTTTCCGACCTTTTCGGATGCAATTATAAGGTTCATGTTTTTTGTGCCTGTATTGCGCAGTCAAGGTCATAGCAAGGGTAAAGCGCGCCACCAATTTCAAGGCTGCCAGGACGGCCAGCCATAACAATTATTGGTGAGCTAAGAACGGTTGCCACGATGCCAAGAATTGATCGAAGTATCGGCAAGCCTGCTGGGCCTGAGCCGATTACCTTAATTGGGAATTCCATGCGGACAATGTTGCCGTTGCCAGCAAACGTGTCAAAACTGGGGGCATCAAGGAACACACAATTAGGACCTATTTTTGTTGAGTCGTTTACTACGCGCAAACCCGTGACGGCAGTAAGCGTGGCCGTAACATCGTCGATGGCTTCGTTAAACAGGTCTGTATAAGCCATTAGGCGACCGCTGGACGGGGAATACCTAAGAGCTGCTTCACGATCGGGGTTAGGCTTTGCTGTGGTGCTGAACCCATGCCGTCAAACGTGGCGTAGGTTGCCTCTATTGAGCCCCTAGAGCGCCACAGAGCGGCGCAATACATCAAAGTGCCCAATGTTGCATCTCCACCAGGTGAGGTCGTTAGCGAGTCTATGTAACCGCTCTCCTGCCTTCGGCGAAACGCAACCTGGCATCCAGCCGACACCGATTGCGTGAGCAACGTGTAATCGTCTGACGGGTCAGCAATGGTGATGCCAAGATACGACATGACCTGCGCGGCAGTCACCCACGTGCAAACTGGCGCATAAGAGACCGTCCCAGACGCTGCGACACGCTCAACATCGTCAGCGGTCTTGGCGTAAAGCACCTGATCAGCAATTGGAATCTGGTAGTCATACAACAGGTCGCCCTGTGTATCAATACCAAGAAACAAATACTGGGGAAGCGCCCTTACGGAATACGAGCCATTAAAGGTCGCATCGACACCAGAGACGACGATTGAACTGCCGACTGCAATCTCGCTGGGGGTCAGGAGTTGCAGTACGGCAAAGTTGTCAATCAGGTACTTGTTAGTAACTGTGTATGTTGCCATGAGCGGTTGCTCCGCTCTCGACTAAGCCTGGGTGATCTTGCGAATCATTCCAGAGATTGCGGCGAACGTAGATACGTAGCCATGGAAACTCATGTTGCGTCCCAAGACTGATGGCTGTTCAACACTCATGAGGCCACGGATTGATTCGTAGAACTCGAATGCGTCGCCTTGTCCCTGACCTACACGGGTGATGACCATGGTCTTTGCAGCGAAGTTGCTGTCAACTACCAACTGCAAGCCAAGTGGGTTGCCGTTCCATGAAGTTGCGTTTTGTGCGCCTGCTGCGTTGTATCCGGCAAGACCGTTGGCGATCAACGGGAAAATTTGACGGCCCGTTGAATCTGCGAGCTGGCCCAGTTGCGCCCAGACGTCAACTGAGACAAACATGTGGGTTGGCAACCAGTTGCGGTTGCTTGAGATGTCGCTTGCTGCGTCGTAAACAGACTTGAGCAAGTCAGCAACGGTTCCGTCCCAAACGCCAGACGATGTTGCTGCGGTGAGCAAGTTGTCTGCAGCAAGGTTGTCCGAAGCGATCATGTATTCGCCCATGAGGTCATTCAAGATCAACTGCATTGCTGCAGGTGAAGTGAAGTCAATGTCCTGAACCGACAAGGTAACTTGACCAGCAAGTGTGGTCTTGCTTACCGAGTTTGATGCGATCACCATGGTTGTTGCTGATGCAGAAGAAAGTTCTGACTGCGATGCAACGCTGGTGTGCGTGGTGATGGTTGGACGAATGAAGGTCTTTGACTGTCCGTTGTCTGGGTAAGCGCGAGCGCCGACAGCTTCGACTACTGGACGCAAGAAGTTCAAGTCCTGAACCAATGGCCCAAGTACAGGTACTGGCAAAAGACCAGGCGTATCGGTCGTGAGCACGTCACCTGCAGCTGCTTGCAATGCGGTGCGCTTTGAGGCTGTGTACTCGGCTACTGCAGCGTTCATGTTCTTGAACGTGTCGCCACCGATGTGGTAAGCGGCCATAAACTCGCCTGCGTTTGGCAAAACAAATTCTTTTTTGGCCTGTGCAAAAATTGGTGCAGTTGGGATGGTTGCCTCGACTGCTGGAACGGTTACTTCTGACATAGGTTCTATCTCCTGTTCTGGGACTACTTCTTCATTTAACACTACTTCTTCTGGCTCTTGGTGGATACTCGCAGCGACGCTGGCGATGTTTGCCATGTCACCAAATGCGCCGATCGGAACAAGGGAAAGTTCCGTCCAGTCGGCAGCCTCAATAATCATCGTTCCACCTTCGTCGTAGGAAAACTTTGTTGGGTTTACGCCCACCGAAACTTGGTCAATTGTGCCGTCTGAGGCCATAACCAAAGCATCATTTCCGAGGCTGGTTGCGCTGATTTTGGCGCTAAACATCATGCCCTGCTCGGTGTCTACGCGCTCAGTAACCACGCCTACTGGCATGGAAGCATCGTGGTACATGAACAGACGGGGCGCTTTTCCTTCGACTGGCAATGAGCCTGGGCGGAAGATCACAGCTGTGCCATCCGAAACCGTTGCCGGCACGTTGTAGGGAACTGCGGTTCCGCTGATGGTGCGTCGGGGTGCGTCGCCTTTAGCGGCGTCTAACGTGAAATCTCCTGCAATTAACTTAATCATCGTGCTAACTCCTCTTGAGTGTTTTCTCTTACAACTACTTCTTCATCGTCCATGCGATCGGCCATAAAGTTTTCTTCTAGGTATTCATCGGCATCAAACTCAACATATGTTCCGCGCGGTAGCACGTTGTCCATTGACAAAGCGCCAGCGATTGCGTCTGCGTAAAGTTTTACGCCAAACAAGTACAGATCGGCGCGCGCTTGCTGTGAAGACTGGTATGAATAAGCGCCAGTAGCAACGCCCACCAAATACGGTGGCACGTTTGCTAGACGCGACATTTCAAGCGCCTGATATTGCGACGCCTCAATCAACAGCATCTTGTCAGGTGTGCTGTTTGTTTCCGTGTATGTCAAATACTCGTTGAGCGCAGCGGTTTGGTTTGTTGCTCGAGCGGCGTTAAATGCGCTAGCCAAATCAGCCAACTCTTGCGCGCTAAGTGGTTCGCCACCTGTTTGCTTGAGTACGCCGGCAGGAATGCTTGACGATGCGTTGCGATTGCGCGCTGCTTCAAGTTTTAGCGCGGTTTCAATTGCGCCAGGTGCCGAGTAGATCAAGCCTTGCGCTGGTGACAAGAATTGCACAAGGTTTGTTGGGTCAATTTCTCCGCCTTGGAAATACACTTGCGACGATGGTGCAAACCACACAGGGCCAGCCATGTCGGTCGTGGTAATTGAGCCTGCTGGCAGTCGAGTGAACGTGGCAGGGTAGCCGTCGGCGGTGCGTGAGGTGATGTACCAAAACGCTCTGCCAAACATCATGAGGTCATCAAGAGTCCAGCTCATGAGGAATTGGAACGAAACATTTGGGTCTGGTCGGCGCAACCATGAACGTGGAGCGATGTAAATCTTCTCCATTTCTTCGCCGTTCCAAAACTCGTTATATGAGCGCAAGTTCATTGAGCCAATAACCGAGGCCATAAGATCGCGCGCACGGTTGATTGTTGGGACGCTGATCGCCGCGTTACGTGCTTCGCCTTCGCGATAGGTGTAGTACTGGCCGATCATGTTCACGCCAACATTGGACGAATGTTCCTACTTTGTCATATAAGTGGCAACCGCGCATGACTTATCCGATTCCGACAAAAGGCAAGGTGCGCGGTCGCCGCGATCATCTTAGTTATTTACTGCGACAAGCATGGGCTTTCCGCTGTTAACAGGACGGGCACACATGCCAATTCCCCAGACCATTGTTCGCGCTAATTCAATAGGCCCAGGCGATCGCTTGCTCGAGAGCACGATCGTGTTGTCGGTGCGAACGGCAACGGCGCGCTGGACGTGTTCGGCAAGAAGTTTTTCTCCTGTGTGTAACAGTCGCGCTTCGGCAATCATGTTCTTGGCTAGCGGTGTAAACCGTCCAAGTTCCGCATAGCCCACGACGACACGGCGGCGCTCAATGTTTGGCGGGCAGGTAGCGTCCACCGTAGGACTTAGCGCAAACCTAACGGATGGGTCTAACGCGATTTGTTGCACGTTCTCCCACAGCTCTGTGATTGATTCGGCGATAAATGCGACGGTGACAAGCACCCGACCGTCTGACAGGTTGACGCATCTGGTCGCGCTGTATCGGGAGTCGTCCAGCGAAGACTCAATCGCAACGACGCCACCGCTAGGGATGTCCCCTGTGTACTCAAGGGACGGCCAACGACCTGGCTCAATCCATCCGCGCACAACACTCACCCAAAGGTTTAGGGATGCGCGCAAGAACGACGCGCGATCTGGGTTTGTGGATTCTTGTCGGATAGTGTCCATGTCCAACGTGTGGCCGAGCGCAGGATTACCCCACGCCCATGACGCAGGATGCAAAGGGTCAAGGCTCGGGTCAGGTGACCATTCCGCCATGTACATCGTGGACGGCTCACCTTTGTCAATTGCTCGAATGCCAGCTTCACGCCAACGCTGAAACAACACAGATTCTTCCGTGCCGGCAGTAGAGAAGAAACAAGCAAGCGGGTTTTTGCGAGCGCGCTGTGCCGGCAGGAGTCCGCCTTCCACGGAATCGGGGTTGACGTCAAACAGCTCATCCACAATTACCAAGTCAATTGACATACCGTGGCCTTGGTTCGGCTTTAATGCTTTGACCCACCACTTGCTGCCGTCTGGCATCGTGGCCTGATAACGGCCGTATGACTTGACGATCTTTGCGCCGTAGTACTCCTCAAGGATTGGTGCCAAATCATCAAACAATAAGCAAGCCAAATCCAATCGGTGAGCACCAGATACCACGGTTTGTTTTTGTCCACGTATCTTTGGCATCTCCACAAGCCAAAACAAGATCAGCGCCTGGATGATTGTTGTCTTACCGTTCTGACGCGCAACCGAAACAAGGCTCGAGCGATGCACAAACTTCTGATCGGAGTCCACCGCCAAGATTCCCTCAAGTGCATGTTTTTGCCAAGGCATCATGGTGATCTTGAGTACCTTCTCAGCCATGTCCCCCACAAGTCCAGCTAATGAGCCGGCATGTTCAGGAATGATCGTTTCCAGTCTCGGCTGATCATGGCCAGTTGGCGCTGGTTCTGGCTGATCTGGGCTGGTGGCGACAAAATGTTGGA